TTAGGTGGGCCTACTGATGGTAGTTCTAGCATTATTAATCTATCTGGAAGCACTGCTTTTATTGACTTTGCAGATGAAGTATTTTCTACTTTAACCATATCTGCAGATGGTGCTATTATATATAACGCATCACAGGCAAATAAAGCTATTGCAGTTTTTGATTTTGGCAGTACAGTTACAGCAACTAATGGTGATTTCACTGTAGTATTCCCAACGCAGGACGCATCTAACGCAGTTATCCGCATAACATAATAAGGCTCTATAAATGGCTTTTGTACTAAAAGATCGTGTAAAAGAAGAAACTACAACTACAGGCACAGGTGCTATCAGTTTAGGTGGCACTTCTGCTACGTTTGATCAGTTTCAATCTTACATGTCAAATGGAGATACTACTTATTATACTATCTCTCATACTGTAGCAGGAACAGATGAATGGGAAGTGGGTGTAGGAACTTGGAACACAGGTAACACCTTAACTCGTACAACTGTTCTAGCTGGATCTAATGGTACATCAGCCGTTAACTTTAGTGCAGGAACTAAAGATGTCTTTATGACATATCCTGCAGATAAAGCTGTATTCAAAGATGCTAGTGGTAACTTAGCAGATGTTTCTCTTTCTAACTTTGATACAGATGATTTATCTGAAGGTTCTACTAATCAATACTATACAGATGCCAGAGTAAACTCTCATCTATCTGGCGGTACAGGTGTTACATACTCAGATGGTGCTATTTCTATAGGACAAGCTGTAGGTACATCTGACAATGTCACCTTCAACAATATAACATCTGGAGGAATAGTAACACTTAATGCTGATCCTAGTGCTGCTTTACAGGCGGCTACTAAACAGTACGTAGACACTATTGCATCTGCAGGTCTACACTATCATACTCCAGTACGTGCTGAACATCCTAGTAACCTAAATGCTACTTACAACAATGGTTCATCAGGTGTAGGGGCTACGCTTACTAATGCAGGAACAAACGCAGCATTAGTTATAGACAGCGTAAACATGGTATTAAATGATCGTGTTCTTGTCGCTAACCAAACAGACCAAACACAAAATGGTGTATATACTGTAACGACAGTAGGTGATGGCTCTACTGCGTGGGTACTAACTCGTTCTACAGACACAGATACTTCAGCACCGTCTGATCCTGATGCCTTTGGTAAGGGTGATGCTTTCTTCATCAAAGAAGGTTCTACTAATGCAGGTCACTTAGATGTTTTAAGTACAGCAGGTACAATCGTATTTGGTACTACTAATATTGTTTTTGCAGAGGTTGCAGAAACTACTGTGTATCAGGCAGGTGACAGTTTAACACTTACTGGTACAACATTTGATACAGTACAAGATATTCGTACTACAGCCTCCCCAACATTTGCAGGTGTTACCGCACCACTTACAGGTAACGTCACAGGTAACCTAACTGGCAATGTCACAGGTAATGTCACAGGTGACCTGACAGGTGATGTAACAGGTAACGCAGACACAGCAACAGCTTTAGCTACAGCAAGAGATATACAACTATCAGGAGATGTAACAGGTACAGTTTCCTTTGATGGTTCAGGTAATGTCAATATGACAACTGCTGTAGTAGATGATTCCCATGCTCACATAATCTCTAATGTGGATGGGCTACAGACTGCACTTGACGGCAAGGTTGCTACGTCTTTTACTGTTACATCAGGTAATGGTTTAACCGGGGGAGGTGATCTGACTGCTAATCGCACCCTTGCTGTCGGTGCAGGTACAGGTGTTACAGTAAATGCTGATGACGTTGCTATTGGACAAGATGTCGCAACTACAGCAAGTGTTACGTTTGGTGGTTTGAGTGTTACATCAACAGCTAACCCAACAATAAGCATTGAAGATACTGATAACGGTTTTGCCGCTTCTACTATAAAAGTAGAAAATGGTGGTCGTGATTTAGACATTACAGTTCCGCAAGATACTATTTTTACCCAAGGTTCTACTGAAGCCATGCGTATTTTGAGTGATGGCAATGTGGGGATTGGGGTAAGTTCTGTATCTGGCGTTAAATTGGATGTCTTGGCGACAGCTTCAGATAACTTAGTTGCTAGATTTGAAAACAATCACGCCACTGGTTCTTATGGTATTTCTGTAAAAGCTGGGGACGACAGCGGAAACTACGCTGCTGACTTTGCAAACAAGTCTGGCACATCTCTTATGCGCATCCTTGGGGATGGTAATATTGGGATTAACAACACAAGCGCAAATACAAAGTTAGACATTATCGGTTCGTCAACTAATGGTTCGGGTGTTGTTGATACTTTGAGGATTAGAAACACTGGCACAACTCTTAATGATGGGCCAAGACTTCAGTTTACATCGGGAACGTCTACATCTGGTGCAGCCATTGGCTCACAGGGTAAGGCACTTAATAGTGCAGAGTTATTGTTTTATGCTGGCGGGAACTCAGAACGTCTACGTATAGGATCGGCAGGACAGATTGGCTTGGGTGGTGCTAACTATGGTACGTCTGGTCAGGTATTAACTTCTAATGGTTCTGGATCTGCACCAACATGGCAGAATGCAGGTGGTGGATCTAACGCTGACACACTCGATGGATTAGACAGCACAGCGTTTTTAAGAAATAACGTAAGCTCAACAATGACAAGTGGTCAGCATAGTTATCAAAGCGCAGACGCTATTGAAAGTACAAGCGGTGATCAAGCAACCTTAGAAGTTTACCAAGATACCGCAGGGGCAGATGCTTTTATGCAATTTCATGTTGCAGGTGATTATGCTTTTTATTTTGGTCTTGATGGGTCAACAAATAATCTTGCTATTGGTGGATGGTCACTAGGGGGAAATAAATATAAGGTTTGGAACCAATCAAATGACGGTTCGGGTTCTGGTTTAGATGCTGATTTACTAGACGGTGTTCATGGCAGTTCGTTTCTCAGAAGTGATGCTGATGACACTGTTAACGCAGGAGTGACTTATAGTTGGTCTGCTACAGACACAGAAGGTTTGCGTTTTACTAACAGTTCATACAACGCTTCTTTGTATATTGGTGGTTGGACTACTGCTAACAGTAATAACATTTCAAGAATAAGGAACTCTTCTGGCAACCTCCACATGGATAGTGCCGCCAATGGTAACATGTATCTTAACTGGTACACTTCTGGCACTGTCTACATGGGTTCTGCTTTAAATTTAAACAATAATAGTATAAGTGGTGTCGGTGACCTTACTACCAATAACGTCTACATGGGTAACGCCCTTTTACACACTGGCGATACTGATACTTATATACAGTTTGCTACAAATGAAATTCGTATGCGTACAGCAAACTCCCAAGAGGTTACAATCAATACAACAGGCGTCCGACTAGGCGACACTGGCAACGGCTACTTTCAACCAGTCTCAGGTAACTACGGCTCTATTCAGATTGACGGTGGGGCGCATGGCAATTGGGAAGGTTATAACATTGGTGGTCGTATGGTGTTTATGCACGACAACGGCAACAACGTGGGTATATTTAACGATGTTGATAACGAGTGGATGTTTTATGCCTCTCGTAACTCTTACGCCTATATGTACCATAATGGAGTATGGAAAGCACGATCACAAAGTTATGGACTTGAAGTAAGCGGCAATGTTAGATCGCAAAGCACAGCAAAAGTTTGGACTAACTTTAATTCTATTGGAACGCTAAGTGTTCGTGACAGTTTAAATCAATCAAGCGTTTCCGACTTGGGTACTGGTTATTTTCGCAGTAACTTCTCTTCTAATACAGCAAATAGTTCTTATTCTGCTAGCGGTGCGGCAGGGGGTGCATTACCTAACTATGGTGGTCGTGTTATACTTCCTCAATCTTACGCCACCAGTTCTTTTACGTTCTATACGGAATGGCAACCTGCAAATTCGTATTATGATAGTAACCATATCAATATAGTAATTATTGGTGATTAGACATGTCTGAAACTTTATTTGATCGACTATGTGATGCTAAATCTAAACTAAAAAAGGTGCAGTCAAAGTATCGTGTTATTTATGAAATACCAGATCAGCCTGATCAAACGGCGGTTGTTTTATGTCCTGATCCTAATTGGATGGCTTGTGCGTTAGAGGGTGGTATTTTGCCTCCTATAGAAACTTATCATCGTGACCGATTAAAGCCAGAAGGCGCACCACAAGAGCATCATACGGCGGAGCCTATTGGGGCTATGACTGAAGAACAAGCAATAGAATATTTAATTATGAAAGACGTAGAGCCTAGCGTTTGGCGTGACTACAAGGGAAACAGAACCATTATGCGTATTGTTCCAGTGGAGTTAGTGCCAAGTGACAGGACTTTTCGAGAAGCATGGGAAGTGGCTCAATGAGTGAAGAAGAAGAATTAGTAGACCCAAATATTCTAGCAACTAAAGTTGATCCGATACCAGATGATCCTTTTGACGTCTTTGTTAAGGTTGGTGATGCAGAAGAAGTAGACATTGAAGATTTAACAATACCGACAGATCGGGTTTTCCGTGAAGCATGGGAAGCCCCAGAAAATGGTGCGGTTGTAGTTAATATGGATAAGGCTAAAGATGTCTGGCGTGATAAAATACGTTTAGCTCGTGAGCCAGAGCTTGCAAAGCTAGACACTGATTTTATGAAAGCTTTAGAGACTAGCTCTTCTACAACGCAAATAGTAGCAGACAAGCAAGCACTTCGTGATGCTCCAACGCACTCAGACATTGATGCAGCAACTACACCAGATGAGTTAAAAGCTGTTCAACCAATACCAAATGTAACAGTAAAGTAAAAATAAATGTTAGGCTTTAGTCCATTATCTGCTGCACCTTTATCTTCTCCAGGTGATGGAAGTGCTGCAACTACTTTAGCCTCTCAGGTAATAAATCAAGTAGTCAATAGCTTAACACTAGAAGCAAAAGCAAACAAAACAATACCTGCTGTTTCTTCTACTTTTACTGCTGGTACTTTAGGGTTTGATGCTGAAGCTAACATTACCTCAAGTGCAGTTACTTCAGCTTTTAGTATTGATACATTAGACTTTGTTGCTGAAGCTAATATAACACCTAGTGCTGCTACAGCTACAACAACACTTAACAATCATACATTTACTCTTACAGCTTCTAAAGAAGTAACAGCAACTACAGCTTCTTTTACTATAAACAGTGTTGACTTTGATGCAGAAGCTAACGTAACACCAAGTGCAACTACTGCAAGTTTTACTGAGGGTACGTTAGGTTTTGTTGGATTAGCTAACATAACACCCAGCGCAGCTACTGCTGTAACTACTGCAGGTACTGCAGGTTTTGATGCTAAAGGAATTACTCCTGCTTTAAGTGGATTATCTTCTGTTACAAGCATATCAGCACTTGACTTTGACGCAAAAGCAAATATAACTACAAGCAGTGTCAATTTAGCAACTACTGTTGTTGATATAACTCCTTTCTTGCAGGTAGGAGTGTCTGTAGAACTAGCTACACTACTTGCTCGTCTAAACATAAATTTAGATCCACCTGCTAATAATCTATTTGACTATGATGCAGTAGCAGATGATTTTAGTAGAACAAGAACAGTATATATACTTCCTGAAGGTGGTTATGGTTTAAGTAAAACAGTACATATACCACAACAAGACAACCCTGTGATAACTTTAATTAACCCTTCTTTAAGTCTAGGTAAAACCACTCACATAAATCCTGAAAACTTTACACTAGTTGTTGATAAGCACAGAGGTTTACCTACTACAGTACTAATAACACGATAAGGACAAGCAATGTCTTATAAATGGCCTGACAAAGATCCTGATGAAACTATAGACTACAGCGTAGATTGGTCAAGGTTTATACCTGATGACACTTTATCTGCTGCTTCTTGGTTTGTAAAAGACTCTGATGGTACTAAGGAACCAGTATCTAATGCTGAAGTGGTAGATGGATTACAGTTTGTTCAATCTACTATTTCTGGTAAAGTTGCTACTGCACGTTTTGCATTAGGTACAAACAACAAACAATATAAAGTTACTTGTCAGATAACCACAGGAGATGGTCTTGTTTTTGAACGTTCCATTTTCCTAAAGATAAAAGAGAAGTAATATGGCATACGATTTCATAGGACTAGTTAATGACGTTAACAGCAGACTTAATGAAGTACAATTAACCACAGATAACTTTACTACCGTTACAGGATTTTTTGCTTTTGCTAAAGAGGCAGTCAACTCTTCTATTAGACATATTCAACAAGAAGAATATGAATGGCCTTGGAATCATGTAGAAAATGAAGAAACACTTACAGCATCGGAGCCTAGATATAGCTACCCTAATGATGCAAAAACTATAAACATGAATAGCTTCAGGATCAAGAGAAATGATACTCTTAATGTAGGTACTGTTAAGCTAAAGAACATGACATATGAAGAGTATCTAGAAAAGTATGCAGATGCTGAGTATAACACACAAACTAAGTCTGTACCAACGCACATAGTAAGAACACCAAATAGAGAACTAATATGCTACCCTATGCCCGACAAAGCATATGAGATGGTGTATGAATATTATAGAGTAGGTTATGACCTTATAAGTGCTACAGATGTACCATCTCTTCCAGAACAGTATCGTTTTGTTATTGTTGATGGTGCAATGCATTATGCTTATCAGTTTCGTGGTGATACACCAAATGCCACTGCAGCACTTCAAAAGTTTGAACAAGGTATAAAACATCTTAGAAGTATAAACATTAATAGAACAGATTATCTTAGAGATACGAGAGTACACTTCTAATGCCAACACAATGGTCAACATTTCCTATTGAGTTCAAAGGTGGTTTGATCTCTAATATGTCACCCTTACAACAGGGTATAAATGCTATAGGTTCTGCTACTATACTTCAAAATATGGAAGCAGACAGGCAAGGTGGATACACTAAAGTAAGAGGCTTTCAAAAGTATAGTACATCTGAGATTCCTGGCACTGGAAATGTTTTAGGGTTACATGTAGTTTCTAGTGGACGTGCTGTAGTTGCACGTAAGGTAGACGCTGCTGCTGTGACAGAACTACAGACTGCTACCGCTAATGTTAACGGTGCTACATCTTCAAGTACTGCAGTTGTATTAGACGGTAATAGTGGTACTATAGAAGTAGGCATGTACGTCACAGGTACAGGTATAAGTGGTACTGTAACAGTTTCTACAGTAACAGACCAAAACAATATTGTATTATCCTCTGCTCAAACTTTAGCTGATGATACTGTTCTCACTTTTGGTCATCTATCTTCTACTGAAGTAGGTAACACAGCTTACTATTATAGTACAGGAACTAGTTGGATACATCTAATTACATCATCTCAAACAGGTGGTGGTAAAGTATACAAAGCTATGTATAACTTTGATGGAGATGACAAAGTAGTATTTGTAGATGGGCTACACTATCCTATGCTATACAATACTTCTGGCAACACTACATCCTATTTAACATCCTCCAGCCCTAACATAAATACAGATGTAGAAGGTGCAGAACTAGTAACTATATTTAAGAATACAGCATTTTATGCTAAAGCAAATCAAATATATTTTACAGCACCATTTACTGTAGATAATTTTGCAGCAGCAGATGGGGCAGGTAGTATATCTGTAGGCAGTGATGTCACTGGTATGATAGTCTTTCGTGAACAGCTTATCATATTCACAGCAGACTCTGTTAAAAGGTTAGTAGGTAATACTACAGCAGATTTTCAACTACAACCTATAACAGATAAACTTGGTTGTATAAGTGCTGATAGTATACAAGAGTTTGGTGGAGATGTTATGTATCTTGCACCAGATGGACTAAGACTATTAAGTGCTACAGATAGAATAGGTGACTTTGGTTTAGACGTTGCTTCTGATAAGATATATAAAGACTCAGATGACTTTTTAACCTCGACAACACAATTCTCTTCTGTTATACTACGTGAAAAGGGTCAATACAGAATATTTGCTTTTATTCAGACACAAGATAAAGGTGCAGCTATAGGTTTAATAGCTACTAAATTTATTGCTCAAGGTGCTGATAATATACAATGGTCAACAACTAAGGGCATAAAGGCATATATAGCAGACAGTATATACACAGGTACACAAGAGTCTATAATGTTTGCTAATGACGATGGCTACTTGTATGAGATGGAACAGACTAATGGGTTTGATGGTGAGACTATACCTACTATCTTAGAAACACCCTACATGCCTGTAACTGATCCTGAAGTACGTAAAACAGCATACAAGCTAACACTATATACAGACCCTTCAGGTAGAATAGATTTAAAGTTCAGGTTGCTATTTGACTTTGACTCAGGTGGTGATACAAGAATTGTACAACCAGAAGAGATAGACATAGACTCAGCTACAGGTGGCGGTGGTGTATTTATGTTTGGTGCACCTAATTCAACTTATGGGGGATCTGGTGTTATATTTGGTAGTAAGATAAAGAAAGTATATAACGAAAACCTTATAGGGTCTTTTCATACAGTAGCTATGAGAATAACTAGTGATGATATCAACCCACCTTATACACTAGACTCAGCAGTATTACAATATAGACAAAACGATAGGCAATAATCATGGCAGGATATACACGTCAATCAACAGCTAATATAGTCACAGGTGCAGTTATTGATGCTGCAGACTTTAACGCTGAATACAATGCTATTGAGGCAGCATTCAACGCATCTACTGGTCATACACACGATGGCACTACAGGTAATGGTCCACCTATTGAAAACTTAGGACCGTCTGCAGATCTTGTTGTAACCTCTAGTGTTGTGCGTCCAAAGGTAGACAATACTTACGATCTAGGCACATCTGCCATTGAGTGGAAGGATGCTTTCTTTGATGGAACAGTAAAAACAGATGTACTAACCGTAGATGAGACTTCTACTTTTACAGGGGTAGTAACAACTACGACAGATGTAAATGTTGGTGGAGCATTAGACGTTACAGGTAACTTAACTGTTGATGGTAGTCTTACTTTAGGAAATGGTAATACAGACAATCTAGTTATTAATGCTAGAATAGACAGTAGCATGATTCCTGATGACGATAATGCTTTTGATCTAGGTTCATCTACCTTACAATGGCGTAATATTTATATTGATGGGCTTGCTGACGTTGACTCTCTTTTTTGCCCCTCTGTAGACATTAATGGTGGTAGTATTGATGGAACTACTATTGGTGCTAATAGTGCTGCAGCTATAACTGCTACTACTATCAATGCATCAGGTAACATTACAGGATCTTTGGTAGGTAACGCATCTACTGCATCAACACTAGCAACTGCACGTACTATATCTTTAACTGGAGATGTTACAGGTTCAACATCCTTCAACGGATCAGCTAACGTTTCTATAGCTGCTACTCTTGTAGGGGATCAAAGACTAGCTGCTACTACTGATGTATACGTTGGAAATCTTCATGAGTATATACACTTTAATGACGGTAGCTCTGACATGAGATTTTGGACTGGTGCTGCAGAGGACATGAGGCTAACAAGCGGAGGTGACTTACACGTTGATGGTAACGTAATTGCATACTCTACTACTATATCAGATGAAAGACTAAAGCATGACATACAAAAAATAGATAATGCTTTAGACAAAGTGTCACAGATAAATGGTTATACATTTAGCTACAACAAAGACGGCAAGAAATCTGCAGGTGTTATTGCTCAAGAGTTGGAAAAAGTACTACCTTCTGCAGTAGAAAATAAATCCCTCGTATTTCATAATGAGGATGATGTAGAATATAAAACAGTACAGTATGATCAACTTCATGGATTACTTATTGAAGCTATCAAAGAGTTAAAAGCTGAAATAGAGGAACTAAAGAATGGCTCTGCAGACTAGCGGTCAGATAAGCCTTAATGATATTCATTTAGAATTAGGTGCTACTACTGGAACACAAGTTTCTTTAAATGATGCAGACGTTAGGGGCTTAATAGGTAAAGCCTCTGGTGCACAAAATGCTATGAATGAGTATTATGGTGCTGCTGATGAAACGGAAGCAGTAAACGAAGGTAACATAAACGGTCAAGCAAACATACAGGAAGCTCTTGTGTCAGATTATATAAGCTCTGGTGAAACATTTGTAATACCTTCCAGCTTCTGGCTATGGTCAAACAGTACATCTACTGCTGCTCTTACAATTGACATACCTTGTACTATAAAGAACTACGGTAAGATAATTGGACGTGGGGGTAATGGTGGTACTAACCAAACAAACGGTGCTGCAGGTGGTCCTGCTATAAAGATAAACTCTAGTGTATCTAACGTAACTATTACTAACTACTCAGGCGGCTACATAGCAGGTGGCGGTGGAGGTGGTGCAGGAGGTAATGGTACTGGCGGTGCTAGTTATGGTTCAGGTGCTGCTGCTGGTGGTGGTGGCGGTGCAGGTGGCGGTACTGGAGGCCAAGGCTCCAATGTTAACTTTACGTCAGGAACAACTATTGAAGGTACTTCTGGTCTTACCATAGGAAATGGTGGTGGTGGTGTTCTTAATGCTTCAGGCTTCAACGGTACAGTTAACGCAAATTCTGCAGGTAATCCAGCAGATGACTTAGGTTTTGGTGGTCAAGCTGGTGGCACAGGTGGTACTTATAACACAACATCATCAAATGCACAATACTGTGGTGGCGGCGGTGGTGGTGGACGTATCCTTCCCGGTGTAAGAAGAAACCGTGACAACAGAGATCTACAAGGTCAAGGTGGCTACGGTGGTGCAGCTAATGAAGCAGGTCAGGCATCTCAAGGCACTAGAGCATCTCAAGCTGGCGGCGGTGGTGGTGGCTGGGGTGCTGCAGGTGGACAGTCTAGTGCTACCTACACTGGGGGTGCTGCAGGTAAAGCTATTGAGGATAGTGGAAACACTTACACACTTACCAACAGTGGCAATATTTATGGAGCTACAACATAATGCCTAACTACACTTACGCATTCCAAGAGTTAGATACTGTTGCAGAAGTAGAAGCTGCAGTAGTTACAATGAAGTCTACATTAGATACACAGCCTACACC